CTTTTTGTATCCTGTGGATTGTTTCGATTTTTTTATTTTACTTTTATTAGATCCTGCAATTTTTCTACGTTTTTTATTTTGTTCCTCACAAAACTCTAGATTATTCATAATCGTACTAATTTTTTCTCCAGCTGCACTAGCTATTTCACTAAATGTGTCAAATATATCACTATCGTCATTTATGCCAAGCTCCTTTTTATCTTCATCAGTTAATGGTTGACTTATAGTTTTAGTAATATTGGAAAAACCAATATTATTATAAGTTTTTATTATTGTTTCAATGTTTCTTCTAGGCTTACTAGGAAGAATTGTTAATATTCCAATTAATGTGTCATTATTATATTCTGGTAAATTATCTACTATCCATTTTAACATGTAATAAAGTGTACATCGTGCATATCCTTTTTGATTAGTTTTACTGTAAAAGCTAAATAAATCAAGTTCATCACCAAAACACATTATTGATATATTAACCATATCATTTTTTACATTTATAAAGTCATCTTTAAATTCTATATTATCAATTAAATCTTTTTCTCTATATGTGTCCATTATAAGAATATATATATATAGATACAAAAAATTGAAGTAAATATATTAGGTTTCTATGTAGGTGCGCCAGCCATACGGATACAAATACAACATGAATTATTGGGACAAACTCTCATGTGAGTTACAAGAACTTGTTCTTGGATTTTTAGCCACAACAATTCAGAAAACCTTGAGACGTAAAATTGCTACCGCAAAACAATCATTACAATTTGTTAATGAGTTATTGATTGAGTGTGACAGTAGTACTGAATCTGTTAAACAATTTGAAGATATAGATACAATGTCACCAAGAACATCATCAATAGTTAAGTACTGTAGTAAACATGCAGATTATACTATTGGCGAGAGTACATGGAGTAATTTTATCATTAGATTAGAAGCTGATTTATGGGATAATGAATATTATGGTGGTCCTGGAGCAATATATCATGTGAAGATTCAAAAGGATTTACAATTCTTAAAACAACGTTTAATATGTTAAGCAGCATATCTATAGAAATCTACTAGTTTTTAGTAATCATTCTGGTAAATTATAAAAAATATAAAAAATATAAAAAGTTTATACATTTTTTTATATTTTTATAAAAAATGTATAGAGATTAATAAAACATTTATTATATAATGAGTAATATATTGTATTTATCAAATGATTTACACTTATATATATTAAAATTATTATCGTCAGATGATATATTAAGTTTAATCCGAACATGTAATCAATTTGCAACATTAAAAAATAAAATTTTCTTGTTAAGTATAAAATTAGATTATTTAATATATAGAAATAATTTTATAGTTAAGTCTCTTAATAATTTTATATCTATTAAAGATAATATATATATCACTAGTAATCAATGTAATGTTTCAAGATTACACCCATTGTTTTTAAGAAATAATATAAAAAATAAATGTATAGTGTCTAATTGTAGAGAGAAAAAATTAGACTATATATATATTAAATTAATGACTACTAATAATACTTCTGATAATTACATAAAACGAAAAATACCATATTGTTTGCAATGTTTTAAAATATGGCATTCTAAAGATATAATGTAAAATTTATATATTTGGGTAATAATATTATCTGGGTAATATTATTATCTAGGCAATAATATATATATATATGAATAAAACAACTGATATTTCTAGTAGTGATATAAAATTAAATTTTAATAAAGATGTAATGATATCACATGAAAAAGTATTAGATCTATTACGTATAACTTTATTAGTGTATAATTATGGTGAAGAGTTTAAAGTTATAAATAAAGATGAGACAATTGAGCAATTTATAAATAGAGCATCTGATAAAATTGAAAATTTAGATATTAGTGAAGAGAGAAAGAAAATATTATTAAATTTAAAAACAACTGCATGTTCTGGAAAAGTATGCAAATTTATTTCAAATAAAGAAACCGATGTTCAAACTGGAATAACAATAAATGATAAAGATAAAAGGATATGTGTTGTTTTTCGAGGCAGTGAATCACTATATGATTGGTACTATGACTTGAATATTTTTAAGCATACTTTATCTGATAACATTAAAGTTCATAAAGGGTTTTATACTCAATTGACAAATAATGGTGTATGTGGTTCTCTCATTGAAGAAGTAAAAAATAAATTGAAAGAATATCCAAATTATGAAATATTTATTACAGGACATAGTTTAGGCGCTGCATTATCAACTCTATTTGGTTATATATTATCACACAATATTGATGAATTAGTAACAGTTGTTTCATTTGCAAGTCCAAGAGTCGGTAATAAATATTGGAAGAAGGCGTTTGAAAAAAAGAAAAATTTAATGCATTATAGAGTAACAAATAATAAAGATATTGTTACTGCATTTCCAACTTTCAGATATAGACATGTCGGTACAAATATACGAGTTACAGATACAAATGTTGAAACTTTTTTTAATTACCAAGATAACTCATGGTATGATTTTTCAATATTTAGATGTTGGAGAATAAGTGATCATAGTGGTGATTTATACTATAATAACCTTATAAAAAATACCTGGTAATTATTTTCTTTGAGTTTTTTTGTATTCATCAAGTTTACCCTTTTCCTCTTTACTTAAAGGTATGCGCGCAGCTTGTTTAATAAGTAAAGATTTAATGTTTACAGGAGCATTATCAAACAATCGTTTTTTTTCTGCATCTAATTTTGCTTTTTGTTGCAGGGTTTTTTGTGATGTATATGTTAAATTGATATTATTTGTCAAAGGTCTAGGACTAGGCGAATATATTTTTGGTTTTGGTGGTGTTTTTAATTTAGCTTCAACTTGTGCTAGAGTTTTAACATTTGGAAATAATTCTGAATCTTTCATAGCTGAAATTCTAACTCTATTTTTTCTTTCCTGACGTTTTCTTTCACTGCTGGTTACACTACCACCGCGTTTATGATTATTTTTTTTTGAAGCTTTCTTTCTAAATGTTTTACGTCCATTATATGAACCTTTTTTACTTCTTGTTTTACCAACCATTATAATATATACATATATAATTATCTAAAAATTGATATATATAATTATCTAAAAATTGATATATAATTATCTAAAATTGATATATAAATATAATATTAATATTTATATAAATAAAAATATGAAAATATTAGTATTTGATACTGAAACAACTGGATTACCAGAAGGACATAATCCTTCTATTCTTGAAACTGAAAAGTGGCCTTATATTGTCCAGTTAAGTTATATATATTATGACTCTGATATTAATAAAATATTAAATGAATGTGATATGTTGATAAATATTCCAAGTCATATAAATATAACCGAAGGATCTACTAAAATTCATGGAATAACCAAAAATGACACAATAAATAAAGGTGTAAATATTCGCGCAGCTTTGAATCGTTTTAATGTTTGTTTAAAAGAATGTGATATTGTGGTCGCTCATAATATTTCATTTGATAAAAGATTAATTATGGTAGAATCGATACGTAATAAAATGTCTCAATATTTTACAAAAGGGAATCAAAAAAAACCTGAATACTGTACAATGAAGAATTCTGTAAATATATGTAAAATTATTAAAATTAATAATAATAATCAAACATATTATAAATATCCAAAACTTATAGAACTATATACTCACTTATTCGATTCTAATCCAAGTAATTTACATAATGCATTTGTCGATATTTTATTATGTTTAAGATGTTATTGTAAGATTGAATTAAATAATGATATATTAACAATTCCAAGTATTTATAATTTATATCAACAATATAATATATAATAAACCCATATATGATATGTAAATGTTCAAAGGTTGAAAATTGATTTTTTATTAAAAATTGATTTTTATTAAAAATTGATTTTTAATAAAAATATATTTCATTATAATAATATAATATGAATCATCAAGACTGGTCACCACTAGTTATCAATAAAACTACGACTAAACCTAATATTGATAAACAGAATACTAATAAAGTTATAAATAATATTGATGAAACTTTTAAAATTGATGCTCCTAAAAATTTAGGTCAGTTAATCTTACAAGCTCGAAATGCAAAAAGTAAAACACAAAAAATTCTAGCAAATGATATAGGCGTTTCGGCGCAAGTACTTTCTAGATGGGAAAATGGAAAAGAAATTCCTACTAATTCCAATATTAGTAAAATGGAAAAAGTATTACTATGCAAACTTCCGAGAACAAAAAAAACAAAGATTGTAGATAATTAATCTAATAAAATATAATTGTCGAATTATCTAATTTCATCAACTAAACATAATTTTTTACATTTTTTAGGAGACCAATATAAATCTCTTTTTAAATATTTATCTAACTTTTCATTAGTTAATTTACCTTTACTATATTCAATATATAATTTTTTAATAATTTTTTGTAGATATTTACTATTTTTATAGTCATCAGTCATTTGTTCATATGTTCCCCAATATCCACCTGATAGTTGATGAATTAACATACTAGAATGCTTTGTAATAATACGCTTATGACAAACAATGCTTAAAAATGTTGCCGCACTAGCAGCATGCCCTTCAATTATTGAAGTAATAGGAATAATTGAATTTAAAATCGCATCAACTCCAGCAAGAGCATCTGTGATGTAACCACCACCACTATTTATATGTAAATAAATAGTAAAATTTTTAATATTAAATTCCATATCGTCATTATTTTTTTCAAAATTAAAAATATTACTTTTAATTTCATTATTTATTGTCATAATATTTTTATTTAATTCTAATATTGTTTCTGTATTTACATCACAATAAAAATAGATATGATTATTAGTTCTAGTAATAGAATTACTATTATATGATTCATCTGAACTATAGTGCGATGAATCACCATAGCACCATTTATTCTTTACATCTCTATTTTTTCCATTCTTGGATATAATTTTGTGATTATACATTATAAAAAAATATATAGAATTGTTTTTAAATTAACTTTTAAATATCATTTAACCAGAACACATATCACATGGTTCATTTTCACTTGGTTCAGCTGTGGGGTTTTTATCTGGTTCAATTGTAAATTGTTGGGCCTGATGTTTAGGTTTTCTACGTAAATAATAAATACCAGTTTTTAATCCAGATTTCCAACTATAAAAATGCATGTTTGTTAATGTTTTTGGAGTGGGGTCTTCAATCCATAAATTTAAACTTTGAGATTGGCAAATAAATGCACCACGATCTCTCGACATATCAATAAGCGTTTTCATAGGTATTTCCCAAACAATTTTATACTTATCTTTAATACATTTTGGTAATGTGTCTATATATTGAACACTGCCTTTATTTTGAATAATATTATTTTTAATGTTATCATTCCAGATACCAAGTTCAGTTAATTCTTCAATTAAATATTTATTAATTACAACAAAATCGCCGGCTAGGGTGCGACGACTATAGATATTGCTTGTAAATGGTTCAAAACATTCATTATTTCCCAATATTTGACTTGTACTAGCAGTAGGCATTGGTGCCACCAGTAAACTATTTCTTACACCATACTTAATAATTTGTTCTTTCAAACTAGTCCAATCATAACGATCACTTGGTGTGACATTCCACATATCAAACTGAAGAATTCCTTTAGATAATGGCGAACCAATAAAAGAGCTATAAGATCCAAGATGTGAATCTCTATTAATTTCACATGGAATCGGTCTAATTCGATGTAGCGATTCTTCAATCATATATGTGAAATCATCACTTCCACAATGAGGATTAACAGAATAGCTAGTTGAAATATCATCATTATATAAATATTGCCAGCAGTTATCAATCATACCAAATTTCATTTTTTTTAGTTTTCGCTCTCGGATTTTAGATAATTCGCAACTTTTTTCAAGAGATGCGTGATAAATTGTCTCAAAAATATTTTTATTGATAATTTTGGCTTCTTCACTATCAAAAGGTATGTCTAATAATACAAAAACATCTGCTAGACCCTGTACACCAATACCAATTGGTCTATGACGTAAATTGCTACGTCTAGTTTTTTCTGTAGGGTAAAAATTAATATCGATAATTTTATTTAAATTATTTGTTATGACTTTTGTAATATAATGAAGTTTGTCATAATCAAATTTGTTTTGTAAAATACTCCGCATCTCTGTATATCCTCCAATATATTTATCACCATCATAAAATTGAGGAAATGTTACAGTACCATCATTATTTTTATTAATAAAATTAAAATCTTCATCTTTTACGTCTACTTCATTGAATTTAATATTCTTTCTTTTTAATAATAATTTTAATAATTTACACGATATACAGTTATTTTTTGTATAAATTATTGGATCGTTATAGAAAACATCTGTATTTTTATCAACGCACATAGTTAATGAAATAGATGCTAAATTACATACTGCAGTTTCATTATCATCGCTATATTCAATAATTTCAGTGCATAGATTTGATGACTTGATTGTTCCGAGATTCTTTTGGTTCGATTTTTCATTGCACGCATCTTTATATAAAATATACGGGGTTCCGGTTTCCATTTGAGCATCTAAAATTTTAATCCATAAATCTCTTGCTTCTATTTGTTTACTGTACATTCCTGATGACTCGTATTGACAATATAATTTTTTATATTCATCACCATATACATTATCTAAACCTGGACATTTATCGGGACAAAATAATGACCATTTTAAGGAAGATTGTACTCTCTCCATAAATAAATCAGAAATCCAAAGGGCATAAAATAAATCTCTTGCTCGTAATTCTTCATCTCCATGATTTTTTTTTAAATCTAAAAATAATTCAATATCTGCATGATGTGGTTCAATATATATTGCAAAACTACCATTACGCTTACCACCCTGATTAATAAATCGAGCAGTTTTATTAAAAACTCCAAGCATTGGTATTAATCCATTTGATGAACCATTTGTTCCTCTAATATGGCTACCAGAAGCCCGAATATTATGAATATGTAAACCAATACCACCTGACCATTTGGAAATTTGAGCACATTCTTTAAGTGTATTAAAAATACCATCAACACTATCTTCTTCCATAGCAATTAAATAACATGAACTTAATTGTGGTTTTGGAGTTCCAGCATTAAAAAGTGTTGGCGTTGCATGCGTAAAATATGTTTGAGACATTAAATCATATGTTTCTTTAACTGACTCCATATCATTTTGGTGAATGCCTAGAGAAACACGCAGCCACATATGTTGGGGTCTCTCTACTGTAGTTTTATTTATTTTCATTAAATATGCTCTCTCTAGAGTTTTAAAACCAAAATAGTCAAATAGATTATCTCGTTCATAATCAATAAGACTATTTAAATAATCTTTATTTAAATTAATAATATCAAGCATATTTCGATCAACTAATGGTTTATGGTTATTATTTACATCTTTAAAATTATATAATTCATTCATTACATGAGAAAAAGAATCACTAGTTTGTTTATGTAGATTTGATACAACTAGACGACTTGCTAGTTTACCATAATCTGCATGTGTAGTATTTAAAGCTGCACATTGTTCAGCAGTTAACTCATCTAATTTACTAGTTTCAATACAATCGTATAATTGATCAATAACTTTCATCACTAGAGTTGTATAGTTAATACTTAATTTTGCATCAATTCCTAATTTTTTTACTCGACTTAATATTTTATCAAACGACACAATTTCTTTCATACCATTACGTTTAACAACATACATTTCATGTTCTGTATCGCCCATCATTTATTTATTTATGTAATATTAATTTTAAATCCATTTAATATTACATATTTCTTGTTTTATGTTTTATGTTTTCTTGTTTTATGTTTTCTTGTTTTATGTTTTCTTGTTTTATGTTTTCTTGTTTTATGTTTTCTTGTTTTATGTTTTCCTCCTCTTTTTCTTTTTTTTGAAAATTTCACATCTAGCAATTTTATTACTAACGTATTAGATATTGGTTTAAAATGTTCTGCTTCATTAATATATATACCATTATCATTTAGTATGTTCCATAAATCAGGATATTGGTTTTTAAAACTAATATAGTTATTTAAACCATACGTATAATTATATGTCCCCGTAATACCTTCTTGTTCACATGTAAATAAAAATAATTTAATAAATTCTTCTTTATTTTTATATTCTTGTAAATTTCCTACAATTGATATTAAAATTGCAAAATTTGGCATGTCATTTGTATAAGGATAATTTTGTAATCCATAATTAGAGTGATAATTACTTCTATTTAATGTGTTAATATATATAATACAATTATCTGATAATTGATTATCGTTATCTAAATATTCTTGATAAAATTTGTCAAATAAAACATCTGTATATTGCTTTGCTGCAATTTTTTGTTTTATTATATAACTATCTATTTTTGCTCTATTTTCTAATATAGCACTTTCCAAAATCTCCATTTCATTATTAGGATGAAAATATATTTTCATATGTTCAGGATTTTTCTGATAACATTTTTCTCCATATTTACATGTTAATCTCAAATTTGTATTACGTTTAATTGTCTGTTTATTTTTACGCTTATTATATTTAGTTGTTTTTGGAAAATTACCAACAAACATTAGATTTGTTTTTTCACGAATTAATTTATCTTCTATCTCTAATAATTCATCAAGTGATTTTTTTTCTTCTAAAACTATTTTTCGATATTCATTAAACGCATCATTAATTATTTTATTCATTATTATAATAATAAAATATTATAATAATTTAAAAGATGTTTAACAATTTTAAAAAACTGGTTAATAAAAATTTTGATACATTTTCACATAGTCTATTATTATTTTTATTATTAATAGTAATATTAACAAATACATACATGCCATCAAAAGAAACCTTTTCTGTAATACATGATCCTCTTCGTCCTGGTAGTTTTCCAGATACTATAGATAAACCATTATTAAAAAATGATTATCCACTAAAAAGTATTTTACCAGGAGAAGGAGTATCAGCAAACGAGTCTCAAGATAATTATTTATTATATCCGACATTTAAAGCTAGATCGTGTAAAACTAATAATATTAGGTATTGGACAACGCCAGATAACGGATTATGTTCTAGAGCTGAAATGTGTGGAACATTATATGATAAAAAACATATCAAACATCAAACAATAGTTCCTCCAAAAAATAATTCAGGTATTCGTGTAAATTATTATAATTCATCATAAATAATATTTATTTTAATTATTATAATGATCTTTTTTTACTAAAATTTTATTTTTATTTATATTTGTATCATTTGTATCTCTAGATCTTTTTTTTGCTGCTCTATGTGAATATCCAGTTTTTCTCTCATTTTCTATAGTTTCCCATATATTAGTAATTTTAGGTAATACTTTATTAAACCATGTTTTGTTTCGTTGCACTAATACACAACTAACAATATCTAATTTCCAATATATATTCTGAATCCAATTATTATTTTCATGTTTTTCCATTATCTTTTCACACCATATTTCATAATCTTCTTTTGAATAATTTATTGGTGCATATTCATAATACGGTTTACCGTTAACACTGAATAAAACCATTATTCCTTTTTGTTTATCATCATCAGTTTTTTGAAATGTTCCATCAAGATTAAATGCGGCTTCATCATTATATTCTACAAATTTAGTCTCTAAAAAGTCACATTCATTTAGATCACAAGTTTCCATCTGAAGTTGCATTTGTATCCAATATTCAATTTTAGGGATTCCAGTTATTGGGCGATTCACAATATTTTTAATTTCTAGCATTCGACCATAAATATCGCTATTTCGATCAATTACAATACCATCAGGCGATGCTCCAATACATTTATATTTTTCATGTTGAATACATCCGAAATCTCCAACCTTTGTATTATATAATTTTTCATAATATTCTACAGATACAGGTTCATATTTTTGTCCCCAATGCAAAGGAGATGTTAGTGAAATTGGTGATGGATTATTAAACTTTTCGATATTAAATGGTTGGCATTTTTCATAAATTAATTGATTTTGTGATGATTGTGTACCAAATACTTTCCAAATTGAACTAGCGGTTAAAAGATTATGTCTGAACAAATACCATTCGGGTGTTCTTTGTTCTGGTTGGGGAATATTTTTCACATAATTAATTTTTGTATCAATATCTGATTTATTATAAATTTTTCTAATAAATGTTTTTTTATAAGATCGCATTGGAGTTATTTTTCTATATATATTATCTAATTCATTAAGAATAATAACGTCAATCTCATTTTTAATAATATCAATATTATCTGAATATATTTCAGATAATTGATCGTAATATATTTCTTTAACTTCTTCCATTAATTTATCGATGAAATCTGGTTTCATAATGTTTTCAATATTATCTAGAATCATACATTTGATAGTATTATATATAGAATTTGATATATCATTATACTCATTATCTGTAAAGATATTATTTTTTTTTAAATTATTGACTATATTATTCATAGTATAATATTTACTGTGTATATAATAATATATAATATATATTATTATGTCAATTTTATAATATATATTATATAATTATTCTACAACAACTATTTTTTTTCTTGAGCGAGGACTAGTAGATAATTTTTTTTTCGGTCCTAGACATTTTGCAGTAGAAACATGTTTTTCATGTTTTTTTAAAGTAAATTTTCTTGTTACAGGATTAAAATGTAGCAATGGTATATTTTTAATTTTACCAGTTTCTTTTTCATAGTCAATATCCTTATTTCTAGAGAGACCTTTTTTTTCGATAGTCGAATATAAATATGATTTTAATTGTAATGTTTCATCTTGATCTAATTTATGTTTTGTTTTTAAAGTTTTAATAAATAAATTAATTTTGTCTATTTTCATAGATTTATCTAACTTATTCCAAACTTCTTTTTTATTGTTAGCACTTTCGTTTTCTAGAAAAATATCTAGATTACTCATATCTTCACTAATAGATGATGATAACTCTTTATTTTTTCCGCTAATCAACATGGTTTTATATTTTATATTTTTTAATTCATGACATTCTTCAGACATTATATAATATATATATTATATATAATATAAAGTTTAACCCATTTTATATAGTTATTTATATAATGGAAGAGAGAAAAATATTTTTCAAAATGCCAATAGAAAAAGAAAGATCCAATAATAAAATTATTGATCCAAAATTATTACTTCATAAAAATCAAATTGAATTCATTAATAAGATGTACTCTGATATATTATTTGATGAAAAAAAATTATGTATTTCAGAAATAAACAAAAAAATAAACAGTTACAAAAATCAAGATATAATTAAAAAAGTTAACATTGTACATTTAATAACTCTAGATAATATAATTGAAAAGTTAGTTATATCAAAGTTAAAATGTTATTATTGTAATAATAACATGAATTTTTTATATAAAATATCTAGAGACCCATTACAATGGACATTAGACCGAATTGATAACTCTATCGGACATACTAATGATAATGTAATTATATGTTGCTTGAAATGCAATTTAGAAAGAAGATGCAAAAACAGTAACGCATTCTTATTTACAAAAAAACTTAACATAAAAAAAATATAACTAGATATTTAAAGTTTTTATACATTATTTAATACATTATCCAATATATCAGAATCACACTTGTCATGAATTCTATAGGGTTTTTTTCTATAAAATATTTTTTTATTACTGTTAATAATTATTAGTAATATAATTATTAATATAGCAGTTGAAATAATAATTATATATTTATCGATATTATATCTTTTCGCTATACATGTTCCCTCTATATCATCACAAATATAATTGCTTCCCGAATAATATTCATTTTTATCAATGGTCATTAATATAGGTATACTATATACTTTCGTTATTATAGTTATGTAAGGAAATATTATTCTCATAAATAATATTATACAATGTTATTTATTTACATATTATCAATAATATATTTTTAATTAGTATCAATTTAATATATAATTAAAAATATATTATATATATTTAATAATGAAGAGAGAAGTTATCGATGAGATTAAATGGTGTAATGGAGAAAAGGCAAAAAAGTCTTATAAAAATGATAAACCAATTCTTAATTCAGATAATAAAATTATTGATAATATAATTCAAAGTGAATATAATGTCACTAATAAAAAAGATGAATATAATGAAAAAATGAATAGTCGAGATTTAATGTCTTTAACATATAAAAATCCATTCTTAACCAAAGATTATCTAGATGTTTTGGACGACCAGAGAAATTTTTTAATTCCAAAAAATTCTTCTATGTAAAATAAGTATTTAAAAACTTATGACTTGTATAATTAATGAATTATACAACTCAAAACGATTTATTATTAGGTAAATTACTTGAATTTTATAAAAAAGACGGAAATCTTGATAGAATGTTAAGCATAATTAATGGTAACTCTAGAATATCTTTAAGAATTGTTGACTGGTTTGCTACTAACTATGCTAAAAAAAATTATACAGTATATAATAGAGATGAGACTTCCAGATTCAAAGTATATATTGATTATAAACTTAAACTGAAAGCATATTCTAAACGTAGATTTGATCCTTTCTGTCGATGGGACAGAATAACAATTCCGTATAATGATACTTCTTTAATACAAACAACTATAGGGCAACTGAATTTTTTTAAATGGGCATTAGAAAATGGTGTGATAGATTACATCGATAATAATTATATATCTATTGAAAATGATATGAATTCACGAAATAGTACATCTAGACGAGCACTACCAACAAATATTCAAAATAATAATCAAAAAACTAGAAAAAAAAGAGAAGAATTATCTATTTCAGCATCTAAAAGTATTAAACGGGAAGAAGTAGAAATTACTGTAGAATTTAATTAACTACTTTATTAAAATTTTTTTACTCTACCAGTTCGATATTTTTCACCTCTTCGTCGTGTGATATTTTTTTTTGATAGTTCAGAAAAAGTTTTTGGGGTTTTAGATGTAATTCTTTTTGTTGGTCTATATACATCGTTTTTATATTTATATCCTACCTTGCCTCTCTGATTTCTCCATTTTTCCGCAAACCATCTTTTAAGACCAACCTTTTTTGTTTTTTTTCCAATATACGGATTCTTATTTTTTCCATACTTTTTTGAATAAGCTTCTTTGTATTTTTTAACTAGATGACCGCTTCTATAAGCACTATGTTTAGGATATTTTTTATATATATATTTCTTTGTTTTATTGTATAACTTTTTATCTCTTGGCGTTGGCATATATAATAATATGGGAAATAATTTTTTTTATAATATTTATATTATTTATTTAGATTAAATAATATAAATATTTTTACTATATTACATTAATGGGTAATACTAACTCTATTAATAAAATAAGCTTTAAAGATATGCAATTTGTTATTAATAATGAAAATTATATAATTATTAATACACTTAATGAATCACAACAAATATGTCTTATAAAAGGGACCACTACTGCGCAGGACGAAATTTTATTATTCAATAATCATTTTTCATCTATTAGACATAAATCAATCGTTATTTATGGTTCCAATACTAATTGTGATAAACTTTTTCATAAGTATAAACAAATCGAAAGTATGGGATTTAATAATGTTTATATTTATATTGGTGGATTATTTGAATGGTTACTATTGCAAGATATTTATGGTGATGATATTTTTCCAACTACATCTAAAGATGTAGATATTCTTAATTATAAACCAGTGGATATTATTAATAATTTATTACTAATTCGCTAATATAATAATATTAATATAATACAAATATGACTTTTTTAACAAATGATAATAAATATCTTTCTATTTCTCATGGAATAAATCTACAAGTATTAGCATATATTATGGCCATTGGTGTATATATTAAATATGATAAAAAACATATAATAATATTAATGTTTATTTTGTTTATTTCTAATAGTTTGTCTGATATATCTACATTCTATAATGATGAAAATCTTGAAGATAAAAATAGCATAATTAATAACGCACTAATAGTATTTGTTACAGAATTTATTATAATAACTATATTAGTATTACCATTAATATTTGTATCTAATAAGTTTTTTTCATTATTAATATCATATTCTTTGAGCTTTATTTTATTATATACTAATAATAGTTACAATTTGCATTATTCTAATGAAAAAAATATTGGAATTATAATATTTTTTTATAGTATTTCATATTTAATTTATTTACTAACATTATACACCGATAAATATTTATAGATTGTCCAAGATATGATTAGCTAATCTATCAGCTTCTGTATTTTCCTCCCGAGGAATATGTTTAAATGTTACGTTATCGAATTCTTTAAGTACGCGCATAATATTTTTATATATTGGTAGCAAATTATTAGAAGACACTTTATATTCACCAGTTATCTGTTTAATCACTAACTGTGAATCTCCTTTTACTTCTAATACCTTTATTTTTAGACTAACACATTTTAATAATCCATTTTCTAAAGCTTTATATTCTGCATAATTATTAGTATTTGATACACTTACATATTGACTATCTTTAGATACAATGTTATTATCTTTATCCCAAATAACAATCCCAGTACCACATAGTCCAGGATTTCCTCTGGAAGCACCATCAAATGTTAAAATATATGGATCGTGTTCTTCCAATTCCATTGGTTCATCATTATCAACTGAATAAATAATATTTATTAAACCACACCAATATGTGTTAACTATATCAGAAGTATCAATATTACCATCTAAAATATGAATATTACCATAATTATTTAGCCAATTATTATGGTATTTGTTGCAGTTAGCCAAATATTCTAGTGGGATTGTTTCGCCTGGTCTACTACGTTTAATTACTCTTTCGTATGCAATATCTGGTGATGTTTTTAAATAAATAATCTCAATCTCTGGGAGATCTTTTAAAAACTCATTAAACCATAGATCATAGATTTTATATTCGATATCATTAATTTTTCCTTCATCGTAAAGCATTTTAGCAAAAACATTTTTATCAGTATGAACACACCTTTCTGTAATAATAATATCATAATCTTTTGTTAAAGCTTCTTTAATAGTATGGATTCTAGAAATATAAGCCATCATTTGAAATGAGAAAGCATATGATTTTTGATCGGCATAGTAACATTCTATAATGTTTTTTCCATTTTCATCAGTAATAGTATTCCAAATATCTACAGGTTCTTGAAGAAAGCATACTTTTAGATTACATTTAATATTTTTATCATAATCTTGTAATTGTTTAACCAAAGTTGATTTACCAGACCCAATATTACCTTCAATCGAAATAATTCGTGTCATTTTTGTTTATAATTTTATATATTTATATTTATATTTATCAATTTTTTAAATATATAAAAATATTAAATAATTTATAATCCACCACGCAATCGAAGAACTAGATGAAGGGTTGATTCTTTTTGAATATTATAATCTGATAATGTTCTACCGTCCTCTAGTTGTTTTCCTGCAAAAATTAGTCTCTGTTGATCTGGTGGGATTCCTTCTTTATCTTGAATTTTTGATTTAATATCATCAATCTGATCATTTGGTTCCACTTCCAATGTAATAGTTTTTCCTGTTAATGTTTTAACAAAAATCTGCATTTTTGTATAAAATAGTAAAATTTCTTTAAGTTATTATACATAATTTTTTATTATCATTTATCATTACACTTTTCCACAATTAATTTTGTATCTAAATTATTTATATAATTTCTACCTATACAATAATTTATTCTATTACATAAATACCACATCGGTCGTTTAATATTGCTGTATACACCATCAACAAAATTAATATGTTCTCCCATTTTTTTACATTCAGTTACTACATTATTATCAATATTTTTATTAATATTATCAATCTTTTCTGTTAATAGTAATACTATTTTTTTTAATTCTTTTATTTCATTTTCAATAGTATTTAATTTATCATCCATTTATAAATTAATAATACTAAATAAAATGTTTTTTTACAAAATACATAACTAATAATGTAATCTGAACAAATAATCCAGAAACGCCATCATGTATAGCACCATTTATATGTCCTAAATTCTTATAATATGTTGCATCTAAATGTGGAAATAATTTTGTAAATTTCATTATAAAACCAAATAAAGAAGATATTATAAATGTTATCAATAAAAATATTGGTATATCATTTAAATTTGTAGGAAAATTATATAAATTTAATATAATATATTGAGATATTGCTCCAACAAATCCAGCTATTAATGCTGCCGATAATAATGTATGCATTTCAAAATATGGTTTTAAATATAATAAAAATTTATATTCTTTTACAAATTTTGGCATCAAATTATAGTTTTCAACTATTTTCCTTAATATAACATCCCAAATTGCAGTAATCACAAATGTTATGATTATTAATTCAGACTTTCCCATTATATAAATATGTTATAATTATTTTTTATATGGTTCAATATCTGCATTCTAATATCATTTCTATAATTATTTTTTTTATATAAACGTTTATTATATAATTGTTTTAATATCTCCATTCGTTTATCCATATCCACCTTCATATTTATTATATAATTATCTATTTATTATATAATTATCTATTTATTATATAATTATTAATATACATTACCACAACCATAACAGTCTGTTGCAAATGTACAATCATTTGGTCCATTACCAGGATATTGACACCCCCACTCACCATTACCTAAATTAATACATCCGTTTTTACATGCATTCCAATAATTATAAAAATATGATACAACTGGAGCTCTATATATATAATCAGTCCACCGATTATTATAACCATAATAATTTGGATAATAATTTGGATAATAATTTGGATAATAATTTGGATAATAGTTTATACCATATCTTCTTCTACCATATCCATACCCGACATCATCTCCGCGCCATCTTCTACCTCTACCATGACCTCTTCCACCGCGCCCTTTTCTACCACGTCTTCTACCACCTTTAAATCCTTCTAAATCGTTCATACATAATAAAACATAACACCCCAATAATAGTATTAATATCCAAAAACATATTTTTGTGATTAACTTCATTTATATATATGATATATTATTTTATTATTTATGTAGATATACTAGTTTTCCTGTATAATTCATAATATATTATTTATAATATGAATATTTTTTATTTTATTAAAATTAAAACGCTTAATTCGAGTAAGCTAATCCACCCATACCCGACATAATGCGGAGTACGTTGTAGTTTGTAGCGTAGACACGGACTTTGGCGGTTTTAGTGCCTTCAACGCACGCGTTCGAGAGGACAAGCTGAAGAGTAGCATTGTCAATGCGCGAGAAGTTGCATGTTCCAGAAGGCTGGTGCTCTTCAGGGCGAAGGGCAAACGAGTAAACGTTAATACCGGTGTCGGGAGAGCGAGTGTGGAACTGGTAAGGCTGGACAAGGTCAAAGTATGTACCTTCACGCTCCGAGAAACGATCCTGGCCGTTAAGCTGTAATTTGGCAGTTACAACCGGGTTCTCACCCCAGCAATGAAGATCAATCGATGACTCCGAGAGGACGAAAGTTCCTGCATCAGAGACACCAGAGTTTTCATAATCGTTAGACAAGGGGGTCGGTCCAAAATTTGGCTGGGCGTATGTATCAGGTGTATTTTGAGCTTGAGGCGATATATTTACACCATTACTACCGTTGGGTGCATTCCACCACGAGTTCGAAAGAGTCTCAACATCAATGGCACCAGCATCCTGGAAAAGACCAGACGGATCAACAAATGAATTGACAGTACCACCGACCGCTTCAGGACCACCAAAGGCGTGAATTGCGTTGGGTAGAGCGTCAATAGCATCAGTGTAGTTGAAAGGCTGTGCACCCATAGTTTTGAAAAGAAGCTGATTGCACTCAAGCGATGAGCAGTAATCAACGTTCTCGTCAGGCTGTACAACCCAAACTAATTCTTTGCAAGGGTGGTTGAAATTGAGTTTGATTTTGTTGGAAGACGAACCAACCGACTCATCACCGGTGAACTGAAGCTGCTCAATAAGGTACTCGTGGGGGTTCTGGGCCATGCGGCGACGCTCATCAGTGTCAAGGAAGACATAGTCAACGTAGAGCGACGCGGCAACAAGCGACTGGTTGTATGCTGTCCGGACTTTGACAGCATTTGGCGAGTCGCAATCATCACCGAGCGATGATACCGCCCATAAGCACTCATCAATAGGGCGGAGATCAAGGTTAATCTTGACCTCGTGGTATTGAAGCGCGATGAGGGGAAGGGCAAGTCCAGGGTTACGGCAATACCAGAACTGGAAGGGGACGTAGAGGGTTGTTTCGGGTAGAGCATTACGGGGCGCGCAAACCTGTCTGGGCGCATCCGATGAGCAAGGACCGTCAATGGCCGCGAATGAAGGATCAGTGATGAATGTAAGCTGGGTGGTGTTGCCAACCATTTTGTAGTAACCACGCTGCTGTTCAGCAGTAAGGGTAAGCTGTTGCCAGATGTGCATCCAGTCACCATATTGGCGATCAATGCGCTGACCACCAATTTCAACTTCAACCTGCGAGATTAACTGCTCGCCGGGGAAGTCAAGCCATCTAGCGTAGACACCTTTATTGGGGGAAGTTGCAACACCGTTATATTGGTTAGCCATGGCTTGGTTAATCTCGGGAAGTGTTACTTGAAGATAAGTGCGGTAAGCTAAATCACCGTTTCTTGAGATAGTGCAAGTAACACGGCGACCGAAATCAGCCTGTCCATTGAAAGTTTGCTCAATCGATTCAATTGAGAAGTTAGTATAGCGACGGTAGGTCACTTTCCAGAATGTAATCTGGGGATTACCTGTAAGATAGACATCTTGGGCGCCATAGGCGACGAGTTGCATAAGTCCTCCTCCCATTATTTATATTATTGCTAAAGAAAAAAAATTTTAATTTTAACACTTAATTAATTTAATTAATTGAAATGTTGAATTAAAATTTTTTAATAGTTTCAGAATTTTTTTGTAAAAACTGACGTAAATAGCTATCAAGAAACACTTCTGTTTTACCCTCATGACGTTTTGTAAATATATATTTATCGTTACTTTTCTTAATATTCCATCCCTCCTCAATAGCATTGTAAATAAACTGCATTTTTCTTATTGTTATGTAATCAATTTCTATATTGTCACATTCGGTAATTTTATATTCATCCATTTTATTTTATCTTTTATTAACATAAAATTATTACATTTTAATAGTATTTATCTTAATTAATAATTAAAAAAATATTAAGTAATTAATATATTATGTCAAATTTTAAGCCTAAAAATACAAAACCGATTTCTGATTCAAAAGCTATACTACAACTGGATGGTAAACATGAAAATTACATTAAAGAGTTCACTCAAGATGAATCAACTATTTTACCTAAATTAATAGAAAAAAGAAAAGAACTTTATAATAAATTTACAGAAAAATGTTCAACAATATCTTTTGATGAAAAAATAGAATTAAAAGAACAAATAAATTATATAGATAACGAAATAAAATCGAAAAAATGTAAAAAAAAACAATATTTTTTAGATAATTCTAAATTTATATTTGAGTATTTTGAAAATAAAAAAGATATATCAAATTGTAATAATAAGACTAAAGTATTGGACACATTTTTTAATATCAAAAATGAAGATGACACTAAAAAAAATACAAATGAAACACCTAATAATGTCTTGAAATATTTTTATAATATAGATAACCGAATCATTGATATTAATAATTTTGTTGTTGCTTCCGATATTTGTCAATATTGCAATAAAGGTGAAATTATTCCAGTTGAACAAGAAGGTATACTTGTATGTAATGTTTGTAGCAAATATACTCGCTTTCTAGTTGATAACGATAAACCTACATATAAAGAACCTCCTAAAGAGGTTTGTTTTTATGCATATAAGAGAATAAATCACTTTAGAGAAATATTAGCGCAATTTCAAGCAAAAGAAACTACTTTAATTCCTGAAGAAGTTCTGGAAAATGTTAAACTACAAATCAAAAAGGAGCGAATTACAATTCATCAATTAACAAACAAAAAAGCGAAGGAAATTTTAAAAAAATTAGGCTATAATAAATATTATGAACATATTCCATTCATTAAAGATAAGCTTGGTATACGTCCGCCAATAATGAGTCCTGAACTCGAGGAACGTTTGTGTAATTTATTTATGGATATACAAGGTCCATATAGTAAGTATTGTCCCGAAGATAGAGTTAATTTTTTGAATTATTATTATACAGTATATAAATTATGTGAATTATTAGAACAGCGCCAATTTTTACCTTTTTTTCCTATGTTAAAAGATAGAGAAAAACGTATCGAACAAGATGAAATCTGGAAAAAAATTTGTTTTGAATTAGAATGGGAATTTATACCAACTATTTAATAATAATTATATATTTGTTAAATAATAGAATTAATTTTGGTCATTCTATTATATAACATTAACTTATAATGAATTCTGAAAAATCTTTAAATATTAAATATTTTTGCATTTTAGGAGAAAGATGCAGTGGAACAAATTTTTTAGAAGAAGCTTTATTACAAAATTTTAATTTAAATATTCATAGCTATCAAATAAACAAACATTTTTTTGGATATAATAAATTTCCGGATGATACTAGTAATATTCTATTTATTGGATTAATTAGACACCCATTTACGTGGATAAATTCTTTATACAAATATCCATATTATATTCAAAAAGATATCAGGGGTAATAAAGCTAAATTTCTTAATAATGAATTCTGGTCTCAAAATAATAATTATGAGATTATTGAAGACAGAAACATTTATACAAATAAAAGATATGAAAATATTTTTGATTTAAGAAAAACAAAATTAAAATATTTATATGATGATATGCCAAAATTAGTTGATAATTATCTATTAATAAAATATGAAGATTTGCGCGATGATTATATTACTACTTTAAATCGATTAAAAAATAACTATAATTTTCAAATAAAACCAAATTACCCAATTAATATAACCCAATATAAAGGTAGAGGTAAACCAAAAAGAGATACATTTTCAATTGATACAGAGTATATTTTTTCAAAAGAAGAAATATTATTACATAAAGATTTTGATAAAACCTATGAAAAAAAGTTAGGATATTACTTATTATAATATTTATTATAATTATTATATTTAATAATATAATTTATATAGAAAATATATATAAATTATATGTATAATGAACGGGTTGTTCTTGTTTCATAGAGATTTTCGTATCCAAGATAATATAACATTACATAAATTAAATTCTTTATGTTCAAAGATTTACGTATGTTTTATATTTACACCCCAACAAGTATCAAAATCTAATATATATAAATCTGATAATTCTATTCAATTTATGATTGAAAGTTTAACTGAACTAAAAGATGATATAGAAAGTAAAGGTGGTGACCTATTAATTTATTATGGAGATACATTAAAAATTGTAACTAAATTAGTAAAAGAATTAAATATTAATATAGTTGCTGAAAATCGCGATTATTCACCTTTTGCAAAAGAACGAATACGTCAATTAGAGACATTGGAGAAATTAGATATTAAGCTATTGTTTGAAAATGACTATTATTTATATGAACCAGGTTCAATTAATGTATCGTCTACCGATAAGGCTTATATGAAATTTACACCATTTTATAATAAAGTAAAAAAAATTGCATATGATAAACCATTATCAACGTACAAAATTAAATTTGGTACTAAAAAGATATCAACTAATTATTCATTGAAAGAAGCCGCAAATAAATTAATTAAAATTAATGATAATTTGCTTGTTTGTGGTGGTAGAATAAATGGTAAAAATATCCTAAAAAAAATAAATTCATTTAAAAACTACGATTCTACTAGAAATGAATTATCTACAAAAACTACACAATTATCAGCATATATTAAATATGGTTGCATTTCTATTAGAGAAACTGCTTTAGCTATGAGCAAGAATGATTCTCTCTTCAGACAATTAATTTGGCGTGAATTCTATGCTCAAATATTGAATGATTACGAATATGTATTATACGGACCGTTAAAGAAAAAATATTCATCTATAAAATGGTCTAAATCTAAAAATAATTTAGAAGATTGGAAAAATGCATTAACTGGTTTTCCAATAGTGGATGCCGCTATGACACAAATGAATACAACTGGTTATATGCATAATAGAGGTCGATTAATAGTAGCTAGCTTTCTAATTAAAACATTATTGATATCATGGAGAGAAGGTGAAAAATATTTTGCTCAAAAACTTACCGATTATGATCCCGCATCTAATAATGGTAATTGGCAGTGGGTTGCATCAACTGGCGCTGATAGTCAACCATATTTTCGTATATTCAATCCATGGTCTCAATCAGATGAACATGATCCAGACTGTGTATATATTAAAAAATGGCTTCCACAATTAAAAGATATTCCAAATAAACATATACATCAATGGTATAAATATTATCATGAATATAATACAGCAAAACATATATTATATCCGAAACCTATAGTAGATTATAGTTCACAGAGAGAAAAAGCACTTGAAATGTATAAAGATGTTTTACAATAAGTTTTAATCATATTTTATTTTTTTCCGATAAATATACCTTATCACATAATCGTTTTTTTATTTTATCCTTTTCAACATCTTTAGAGCATGAAGCAATTAACTTTGTATATTCTTTTTGAAGATGATCATTATTCATAAAATTTGGATTTTCTTCGGTCCATTGTTTTAAATTTTGCATTTGCTTTCTAGAAACTTTATTTATAGCCTTTTCGACTTCTTGATTTTCTTCATCTTTAGACCATTGCGTATCATGAGTTCCATGTATTTTATTTTTTATATAAATGGTTTCTCTCTTTTTATCAGTACAATGAATTGGTCTTTCAAATAACGAAAGCTTATTCATATTTTCAACAAATATATTTGTCAATCCATCTGTTAACCCATTATCTTTTGTGTATAATAAATTTTTCATTGAAATATTTATTTTATCTATAAATTCATCCATCGATATAGCGTGTTTACATTTTTCATTTAAAAACATGTTTATATTAAAATTATTTGTGTTATGACTATTATTATTTGTTGTTGTGTTTCCGATTTTAGGAATTAATGTATTAAACTGTTCTTGTGTTTGTTTTTGTTGCTCTATTAATAAATTTTGAAGTTTATGATTTTCACCCATCATTCTAATAAACATGTTTTTATAATCAACACTATCAATATTTTCTATTTCAGTCGTTTTATTTTTACAATTATTTTTTTCATCAAATTTACATTTTTTTTTATGATAGCATAGACTAGAATGATGCTTATATTCTTTTCCACACTCACAATTATATAATTTATTTTCGGATACAAATTTGTTAGGATTTGTTAGGATTTCATGTTTTCGTGTCAATAAATGTTTTTCAAATACACTCTTTTTACTACATGTGTAGTCACAACAATTACAAATAAATTCTTTGGATATTTTTGGATACAAAAAATTAGGATTCATTAGTAATATATCCTAATAAAAAAATGTTCCTAAATATTTTTCAAAAATCGATATATTTTTACAATAACAAATATTTTATTGTAAAATAATAAATTAAAGCATTATCATGTAAATTGAAAAATTCGCATTTTTTGCAAAATTCTATAACCAACTTTTCATTTTTGGACATAAAAAATGTCCGATTTTGAAAAGTCAATTGACAAATTAGAAAAAATGTGCAGTATATATATTATTATTTTGAGAACTTAAAGAAATATTCTATATTTTAGAATTATATTTATTATTTTTTATTTTTTATTACCTATTGTTAAATATATTAAAAAAGAATTTTTTTATTTTTTGTGACAAAGAATATTCTTTGATCTTAATATTTGACATACGAACCACTAGTATATCTTCTTTTTCAGCATCATCTTCTTTTTCAGCATCATCTTCTTTTGCAACAACCTCTTCTTTTGCAACAACCTCTTCTTTTTCAGCATCATCTTCTTTTTCAACAACCTCTTCTTTTTCAACAACCTCTTCTTTTTCAACAACCTCTTCTTTTTCAACAACCTCTTCTTTTTCAACAACCTCTTCTTTTTCAACAACCTCTTCTTTTTCAAC